CCGTGCTGGCATCCTGACTGGCCCTGAAGCAGACGCCGCCCGTCAAGACACNCCCCCTCCACGGGTGGCACCGTTCGCATTGCCATTGCCGACTTCCGCAGAGACAGCGGCGGAGACGCACCATGACCACCGCATCCCCGCGCCTGCATCGCCTCGTTGCTGCCTTCGACCGCAGCCTCCTCCAGCTTGCCCCAGCCTGGGCTGCCTCCCGTGCCCAGAGCCGCGTTAAAGCCGTTGCCTACCGACAGGCCTATGAAGCGGCGGAAAAAACCCACCTGCGCCAAGCCTCTCGCGACTTTGGCAGCGGCAACACCATCGTGACCATGACCGGCGTGGCCCTGCGCAACCAAGCGCGCCACCTGGACCGCAACCACGACATCATCAGCGGCGGCCTATCCACCTTAGTCCAGAACATCATCGGCCCCAGCGGCATCAACATCGTCCCCACCCCCCGCGACGTCGACGGCAACCTGGTTGAATCACTGGTGGATGCCATCCTCCCCCTCTACCACGCCTGGTCCAAACGTCCCGAAGTCACCTGGATGCACGACTGGCCCAGCGTCCAGCGCCTGCTAGCCCGCACCTGGCTGCGTGATGGCGAAGCCTTCGTCCAAGAACTCCGCGGCTTCCTGCCCACATTGCAACACGGCTCCGGCGTTCCGTTCTCCATCGAAATGCTCGAACCGGATTTAGTGCCCCTGGATTACGACGACCCCTCCCAACACATCCTCCAAGGCATCCAACGCAACGCCTGGGGCCGCGCCACCGGCTACTACATCTACACACAACACCCTGGCGACCCAGATGTCCTGCTGCCTGAAAAAAAGCTGGTTCCCTCCCACCTGATCCGTCATATCCGCACTATCGACCGCATCGGCCAAGTCCGTGGCATCAGCCTGCTGGCCTCCACCTTCACCCGCATTGAAGACCTCAAAGACTACGAAGAATCCGAACGCATCGCTGCAAAAATTGCCGCCAGCATGGCCGCCGTCATCATCAAAGGCGACCCGGGCCAGTACGACCCCGAAAAATACCCCAGCTCAGGCCAACGCATGATGCGCTTCCAGCCTGGCATGGTGTTTGACACCCTGAACCCAGGCGAGAAAGTGGATCCCATCGACAGCACACGCCCCAACCCCAACCTGGAGTCCTACCGCGACGGCCAATTGCGCGCCATCGCCGCCCCGATGCGCATCTCCTTCTCCTCCCTGGCGAAGAACTACAACGGCACCTACAGCGCCCAACGCCAAGAACTGGTCGAACAGTACGGCGCCTATGGCGTGCTGGCCCACGAATTTATTTCCCAGATGGTGCGGCCCCTTTACGAACGTCTGATCGCCATCGCCGTCACCTCTGGCGCACTGACCCTGCCGCCGAACGTCCCCCTCGCCAACGCCCTGGGTGCCGACTACCTGCCGCCCTCCATGCCCTGGATCGACCCACTCAAAGAAATCAACGCACTCACCGCCCAAGTCCAAGCTGGCGTGCGCTCCTTGAGCAGCGTCATTGCCGAACGGGGGGGGCGCATGTACGACACCTTAGAACAACTGTCTCTTGACCAGTACTGGGCTGCCGAACGCGGCTTAACCCTCAGCGTCTTCCCCAATGCCACCGCATCGCCCCCTCCCGCGACCACAGACGTCGACGAAGGCGACGTCCCCCAAGACCAGGCAGCAACCGCATGACCTCCACCGCCCACCCGACACACCGCCTCGCCGACACCCTGGATCCCATGACCGGAGCGCCAATGCCCCCCCAGGCCCGCCCCCCATCGGTCGTGGCGCTGCATACCAGCAATCCAAAACAAGCTGAACTCCTCCTCTACGGCCCCATCGGCGACGACTTCTGGGAAGAAGGCGTGACCGCGGCCAGCCTCATCGCCCAACTCTCCACCGTCACCGCTCCCCTCATTCACGTGCGCATCAACTCCAATGGCGGCGTGGTGAGCGATGGTCTGGCCATCTACAACGCACTCACTGCCCATCCGGCCACCATCCACGTCACCATTGATGGCGTCGCCGCCTCCATCGCCAGCCTCATTGCCCAGGCAGGCACCACCCGCCGCGTCTATCCCAACTCACTCATGATGATTCATGGCCCCCAAACTGGCGGCTGGGGATTTGCCGAAGACTTGCGGCATACCGCCGCCATGCTCGACACGATGGCCGCCGCCATGCATACCGCTTACACCACCGGCGCCACCCACCCCGAAGCCATCCGCCGCATGCTGAACGACGGCCACGACCACTGGTTGACTGCCCAAGACATGATTGCCGCCGGTCTGGCCGACACGATTATCGACCTCGCCTCACAGCACACCCCAGCGGCCACACCCGCCGCCACCGCCACCGCTGCTGCACTACTGTCCTACCTCCAGGCCATCGCCACCCACCCCCAAGACACCATCACCACAGCCTTGCGCCACCACATCCAGGCGACTGTCACCCCCTCTGCCTTTGCCTGCCTGTGCAGCACCCAACAACACGCTCTCATCACTCACATTGAGGACCCCACCATGAAACACCACTTGAACGTCATCCTTGCCCAGGCCGGCACCACGCCACCGCCGTCTCTCACCCCCCCTGCCTTAAGCCCCCAGACGGGCCACACCCCCTCTCCATCACAGGGCACCACACCCCCGCCCCCCTCAACACAGGGCAGCGCGGCCAACGACGACCCACTCACCGCTCTGGAGGCACGCAACGCCCGTATCCGCGACGTCTTCGCCGCCTTCGCGGATGTCCCAGGCGTCCATGACCTGGAAGCCAGCTGTCTAGCCAATCCACGCCTGAGCGTCGAACACGCCCAGGCCCAACTTTTGCAACGCCTGCCAGGGGGGGCGGGGCCATTGGCCGCCACACCGCGCCACGGCATTCACCATCTTCACCTTGTCCAAGACGAACACACCACCCGCCGACAACGTGTTGCTGACGGCATCCTCGCCCGTGCTGGCATCCTGACTGGCCCTGAAGCAGACGCCGCCCGTCAAGACAACCCTGCCGCAGTCGACGCACTCTGGACTCTTGCCGAACGATCACTGAATGCCACAGGCACCAAGACCCACGGCTGGGATCGGGTGAAAGTTTCAAAAAAGGCACTCGCCGAAAGCACCGGCGACTTCCCCATGATCCTGGAGAACGTCATGCACAAAATGCTGCTGACTGCCTACCGCCTCCAGTCCTACACCTGGATGCGCTTTTGTGCCACCGGCTCTCTCTCCGACTACCGCCCCCACCACCGCTACCACATGGGCAGCTTCTCCGACCTAAAGAAGGTCAATGAAGACGGCGAATACGAAAATGGCGTCCTCTCCGATGCCGAAAAAGAAACCATCCAAGGCGTCAGTAAAGGCCGCATCCTCCAGATCACTCCAGAAGTCCTGGTCAATGATGAATTGAGTGCCTTCTCACGGCCCACCCGCTACCTTGCCCAAGCCGCCGCCCGCACCATTGAAAAAGACGTCTACGCACTGCTGGCATTGAACGCGGGCAGGGGCCCCATCATGAGCGACGGCAAACCCCTGTTCCATGCCGACCATCGCAACATCTCCACCGCCGCCGCCCTGTCCGTCGAAAGCATTGATGCCGCACGGCAACTCATGGCACGGCAAATGGACGTGGGCGGTAACGACTTCCTGGACATCGTTCCCGCCCTCTGGCTTGGCCCCCTCTCCCTGGGCAGCAAGGCACGCGAACTCAATGCCCAGGAATACAACGACGAGGTCGGCAAACAGCAGCGTAAACCCAATGTCGTGCGTGGCCTGTTTAGCGACGTTGTTGATTCCCCGCGCCTCAACGAAAACGCTTGGTACACCTTCGCCGATCCCGCCCTGGAACCGGTCATTGAGGTCGCGTTTCTCAACGGCGTCCAAACCCCAACCCTGGAACAAGCCTCCAACTTCCGTACGGGCGGCGTGAGCTGGAAAGTCGTCCACTGCTACGGCGTTGCGGCCGTCGGTTGGAGAGGAGCCACGCGCACCAGTGGCACCTGATTCCCCTAGTACTGCAACGGGCTGCCTCCCAGCCCTTTCCATCGCCGCAACGACTGCATTGAGGACACCACTATGGCTAATAACTTCATCAAACCTGGAAAACACCTGACCTACACCGCAACCACAGCAATTAAATCTGGCAGCGTCGTGCTGTTCGGCGAAGAACTATGTGTGGCGCTGAACACCATCAATGCCGGTGGCAGCGGTGAACTTGCTCATGAAGGCGTCTTTGAATTACCCAAAGCCAAGGGTACGGGGATCCGTGAAGGAACCCGCCCTGTGTGGAGCGTCACCACCCATGAAGCATTGACCGGTGGCTCCCCTGAAAAAGGCGACCTCATCAACAGCTGCCTTGCGGTTGAAACCGCCCTGGCGGCGGCGGTGAAAGTCAAAGTCAAATTACTCCCAGGCTGTGGCCGCTTGCAGGCCTGATGCGTTTGGAATCCCACACTGTGGTCAAGACAGTGTGGGGGTAGTTAGTTAGTGACGGGGAAACCGCAGCCATGTTTAGGAATCAGCCCATTAATCACAAAATCGCCAGCGCCCTTGGTCTTGCCACCGTGAACTCCACCGTGTCGGCCAGTATGGCCGTGCTCACCGAATCGACCCTCATTGAGTGGATCTCCGGCGTCTACATTGTCTTGCAAGTGGCTTACCTGCTGTGGAAGTGGCGGGTGGACTGGAAGCATCAAAAGATGAAACGGCAACGGAGTGCTGACCATGCCTAGAACGCGTCCATCACTGCGCCACATTGCTCCTTTGATTGAAAAGGGTCTCAAAGGCGCAACGCTCGTCTTAGCGATTGCCACACCCTTCGTCGCCTACTGGGAGGGCTTAAAACATCGTCCCTACAAAGACATCGTCGGCGTGTGGACCGTGTGCTACGGCCATACGGGCGATAATGTCGTCATCGGCAAAACCTACACCGAGGCGGAGTGCGATGCCCTGCTCCAAGCCGACCTGCGTGAAGCCAATGGCTATGTGCGGCGCTGCATCAGCGTCCCCATGCTGCCCCACATCGAAGCCTCCCTCGTCTCAGCCACCTTTAACCTTGGCCCCAAAGTTGTCTGCGGCAGCACTCTGCAACGTAAAGCCTTAGCCAATGACTGGCCCGGTGCCTGCGCCGAACTGGACCGTTGGAAACATGCCGGAGGCCGCGAAGTGCGTGGCCTGGTATTGCGCCGTGCCGATGAACGCGCCTTGTGCGAAGGCAGGGCCTCGTGATGCCAATGCCATCTTCCCTCCTTATCCCTGCATTACTGCTGTGGATCAGCACCGGCCTGGGCGCGTTCTTTTACGGGAAACGCCTAGGCATCCAAACCCAGATTGCACAACAGAACACCGCACTGCAACAGGCCATGCAACAACACGACGCCATCCACACCACCGTTGCCGCCGCCGGCACCCACGCCACCACCAGCGTTGCCACAGCAGTCACTCACAACAGGATTGCCACCGATGAAAGCGCCAGACATATCCGCATTATTCGCGTCCCTACTGATTGCAGCGTCATTGCCGATGACATCGTGCACGAGCTTAGGGTCGCCCGTGACACTGCCAACAGCGCCCTCAGAAGCGGCCTGCGACCAGCTCCCCCCGCTGCCATTGCCACCGATTCCAAATGAACAACCAGAGATCTTCGCCATCTTCCGCAGAGTGATCGGCTTGTACATTGACGAAATCAACAAATACAACGCCCAGGCCACGTGCCGTGCCCAGGTGCGCACGGCCCATCAGGGGGTGCTATGACTGACCTGCTGAAGATTACTGTGGATGCGGACGCCATGCTGGGCCGCCGCTTTACCGCGCTGGAGTCTCAGCACCTACCGTTTGCCATCGTGCAAGCCTGCAACACCACCGCCTTCCAGATCCGCGACACCTGGAAACGCACTGCCTTGCGCATCTTTGATCGACCCACCCCCTTGACCATCAATGCTGCCCTCTACAAAAAAGCGACCAAACAAAAGTTGTGGGCTGAGATTTTCCTGCGCGATGAAGCCTTCAAAGGGACACCCCCAGCCACCTACTTACTGCCCCAGGTCGAAGGGGGCACGCGTCGCCTGAAAGCGATGGAACGCTTATTGATGTCTATGCAGATCATGCCGCGCCACATGTTTGCCGTGGCTGGCGATGGCGCGCCCCGTGACCGCTACGGTAACGTCAACGTGGGCCAGGTGCGGCAGATCCTCTCCCAGCTCCGTGCTGGCCTGGAGACGGGATACATCTCCAACGAAACCCCCGAACGCAAAGCGCGCCGTCTGAAACGTCAACGCCAGCGAGGCGGCGGCGGCAGCTACTTTGTCGTCAAAAAACAGCGTGGACGATTGCGCCCTGGGATTTACGAACGCATCACCTTCGGCAGCGGCAGCGCCGCACGCAGCATGTTTATTTTCACCACCTACGTGCACTACACCCCGCGCTACAACATCTTCGGCTTGGCCCAAAAAGAGTGGGACAGAATGATGCCGTTTTACTTCAACCGCGAACTGCAAAAAGCCATCGACACCTCCATATACCGAGGGCGGACATGAGCGAAGCGACCTTTAAACACGCCTTTGACGCCGCATTTTTCGATGCCTGGGCCGATGTTGTGGGCAGCATTGATGGCACCTACACCTCCCCCCGTGGCGTCATCACCCCTGTGCAGGTGCTACTGGATCAAGGCGTTCTCCAGTTTGGTGATGACCTGATGCCGGTCTCTGCATACAGCACCTTCATCACCTTTCGCCGTGACCAGATTGAACCAGAACCCAACGCCACCCTCACCCTGGCCCAGACCACCTACACCCTGGCACAGCGCGTGGACAGCAGCGACGCATCACTCAGCAAGTGGGCGGTGCGCCCATGAACAGCCCGCGCGCCACCTTACTCTCCAGCGTTGAGGCCGTGCTCACACAGATCACTACCGCCGCAGGCTACCTCACCGATGTCGGTCGCACCTTCACCCTGGAGCCAGCACCTGTGCTGGGTGAAACAACAGACGCCTGCATCACCGTGGTCTGGACCAGACAGGAACGCGCCACCATTGCGGCCCTGACCCACACCCACCGCCTGACCACCTTCCAAGTGATCGCCAAAGTGCCCGTCAGTTTCAGTGATGCACAAGCGCGGCTGGATGCCATCACGACCGACATCGAAACCGCCATGAACGCCAAGCAGGCGCATTTTCCTGTCGGCTTTCATTGCCCTCAGTACCAAGTCGCTGAGCCACTCATCCCCCCGCAGCACACCGTTGGCTGGATCGGCGTCTGTATCACCTATACCAGCCACATCCCTATCCATCCCCCAGCGCCATCATCAACAGAGCACCAGCTATGACACACACCGACTACAGCTACGTAGGCAGCGGCCAAGTCCTCATCAAGGAACACGGCGCCGCCGCCCCTTTTCTGCCTATTGGCAACTGTTCCAAACTGGAATTCTCACCGCAGGTCAATACCCTGCAACTTCAGGATTTCACCAACCCAGGGGGAGGCATCCGCAACCGCATTGACCGCGTCAACGACGTACAGTTCACCCTAACCTTCCACGACTTCAGCGCCGAAAATTTCGCCCGCTTCCTGCGTGGTACCTCCACAGTGACGGATCTGGGCACCGTTGCCGCCGAACCCGTGGTCGGCTACGTAGGAGGCTGGACACCGCTGGCGAAAATCGCCGCGACCATCACCGCAGTCAAACCCTATGGGGGCGGTACCCCCTACACCGCAGGGGAGGATTACCTCCTGGAACACGGCGGCCTCACCATCCCCTTAGGGAGCACGATTCCCCTCCCAGAGCCTGGGGCGCCGAACATCCAGGTGGATTACACCTTCGCCAGACACACCGTCACCGAAGCATTCGTGCATGCCGCACAGCAATACACCCTGGTCTTCACCGGCATGAACGAAGCACGCAGCGGCAAGCCGGTGCGTGTCATCGCCCACAAAATCAGCGGCGGCGTCCTGTCCACACTCGGGCTGCTGGGGGAGGACTACGGGGCCGGTGACGTTTCCGGCTCGCTATTGGCCGATACCACCAAAGAAGCTGGCCTGTCGAAATTCTTTCAAGTGGTGGTGGTGGCATGATGACGCCCGACACACTGGACCTCCTGGACCCACCGCCACATCTGGTGCCGTTTCGTGGTGAGTCGCTGCACATCCGACCACTCACCATTGGTCAACTACCACAGTTCGTCCGGCTCACCCGTCCGCTGCTTGATGCCTTGCTGGACGTCCCCCTGGACACCTTGCCACAGGCTGATGCCGCACTGCTTGATGCCTTGCTCACCCTCATTGCCGAGCATGGTGACGCCGCTATTGCTGCCGCGGCGTTGCTGACAGATAAGCCGATCGAATGGATCCAGGCAGGGGATCCGGCAGAATTCATCGCCCTGGTTCAAGCGATCTTTGCGGTGAATCGTGATTTTTTTACCCACCGGCTCGCAGCCCAACCGGTCACGCCCGTCCCGTTGGCCGCTGGGACTGGGCCGATACCGTCCAACACCTCATTGAGCACGGCCACACAATGACCGAGATCAAAGGCTACACCCTGGCACAGCTACGGGCCTTCAGCCACGCCGCAGGGCGCGCCGCCACCCGTCGGCAGCGCGATGCTGCCATCACCCTACGTGCGGCGCAATACGCTCAGAGCGACTTTGAACGCTACATCGCAGCGATGGAGAAGGATCTGTAAATGGCCAGCAGCCGTGGCGCCACCTTGCGGGTACGCATCTCGGCAGATTTGGCCGACATCAAGCAGGGCCTGGGCCTGCTGCGTGGCGAACTTGCTAAAGTCAAAGTCGCCGCCTCCAGCGCAGCGCCACAGACCGCCAGCTGGACCAAGGGCATTGATTCGGTACGGCAGGCCCTGGGCAACCTTGCCGGTGCCTACGTCGGCGTGCAGACCATCACCGCAGCGATCCGCGGCGTGTTCACTGCCCTGGGCCAGATGGATCGCATGGACAAGTTTGTGCAAATGTCCGGCGTGAGCGCCGAGAACATCAGCAAACTGGCCTATGCGGCCAAATCCAGCTCCGTTGACGTGGAAACCCTTGCCAAAGGGATCGGCAGGCTCAACAAGGACATCATCAGCGGCGACAGCATCATCCACAAACTGGGCATCTCCCTGAAAGATGCCGCTGGCAACACCCGCGACGTCAGCCACGTGTTCGGCGAGCTGGCCGATATTTTTGCACAGCTTCCCGATGGCGCCGAAAAAGCCGCCTTGGCCGCCAAGCTATTCGGCAACCGCATGGGACCAGTACTGATCCCCGTCCTGAACCTGGGCAAGGACGGTCTCAAAGAATTTGGCGACCAGGCCGAAGCCACCGGCAATGTCATGAGTACGCAAGCCGCCCAGGCCGCCAGCCACTTCAGCGACCAGCTGGGACTACTGAAGTCCCAGGCGACCGGCATGTTCAACATCGCCGCCCAGCAGCTGCTTCCCGTGCTGACCAGCGTCGTTAAAACACTCAATGACTCAGGGGAAGCAGCCCACAGCGCCGCCACAGGGGGCAGGGCACTGGCCGCGGCGTTCAAGGTCGTCGTTGCCGCCGGCATCATCGTTAAAAATGTCATTGAAGGGATGGTCAATGTCCTGGCCTTCCTGGGGACCACCGCGTTCAACGTCGGCAAGTTCATCACCCAGTCCCTGGTGGGGTCCTTCCGGCTGCTGGGGGATGCGGTCAAAGGACTCGTGTCCGGCCGCAACCCCCTGGATGTTTTCAATGCGTATCTGAGCGGTGCAGCGCAGCGTGCCAAACAAAGTCAAGCCGACCTTGCTGACATGAAAAATGGCATCGTCGGAGGCTTCGCTGCGGCAAAACATGGCGTCTTTGAATCTGCGCGCGACATTCTCAATGGCGTGTCCGCACTTTTTAGCAGCATAGAAAACGATACCAAGGGCGTGGAGCAGTCGGCCAACCGTGCCAGTACCGCCACCCAAGGATTATTGGACAAGGTCAGACGCCTGCTTGCCGGAGAGGGGGGCAGCACCGCCCATAAAAACGATACCAGGGACCAGCTTGCCGCCATCGCTGCGGCGGCATCGCTGGTGCAAGATGAAGTCAAGCGCGCCATCACCGCGCTGGACCAGCAGTTTTCAGATATCGAAGACGCCGACAAGAGCGCCGCTGCGATCACCGCCTACTATGAAAAACGGATCACCTTGCAACAACGGCTGATCGACCTGCAGATCCAGCAAGCCCGTGCCGAATTAGCCCTGGCCACAGAATCGGGCAAGCGCCTGCAGATTGAAGCAAAAATCACCCTCTTGGAACGTGACCGCGCCCAGGTCGCCATTGACATGGCCAGGCAGCGCTTTAAAGCGCAGCAAGAACTGAATCAAAAGATCGCCGACAGCTTCGGTCACCGGCTTTCGGGTATTACCAGCAACCTGGCTACCCATGAAAGCTCCATCAGCGCCCAGGTCAATGCTGGCATGCTGGGCATGGCAGAAGGGGAACGCCAGCTCAACACCCTGCGCGCCCGTGCCCTTGAAACGCTGCGCGCCCTGCGCACGGAGCAACAGCAGTATCTGGACAGCATGAAGGCCGACGGCAAGGACGTCACTGATGCCGTGCAGGGCTTGGCACAGATTGACCAGGCCATCGCCGAAGTGACTGCCCGCCAACAGGTCTGGCGCAGCCACCTGGAAGACATCAGCAGCGGCGCGGTGGGCGGCTTCTTCAACGACCTGATTGAGGGTGCCAAGTCCTTTAAAGACGCCTTTACCGACATGGTACGCAGCTTCCTGCAGGGCGTTGCGCAGATGATTGCGCGGCAGCTGGCACTCAAAGCCATCAGCAACATCATGGCCTCCCTTGGTGGTGGTTCCAGTATCGGCGCATTGCTCGGTGCAAAGGTCGCTTTAGCCCACAGCGGCGGCATGGCCGGTGCGTTACGCCTGCACCGTAACAACATTAATCCACTGCTGTTTGGTACTGCACCGCGCTACCACAGCGGCGGTGTGGCCGGTCTGCACCATGACGAGATCCCAGCCATCTTGAAGCGCGGTGAGATCGTGCGTACCAAACAGCAGGAAGCCGCCCTGCAAACACGCCTCAACGCAGGGCAGGGCACGCCTGGCCCCCTCCACAACATTATTGTGTTCGGTGAGGACGAACTGGCTAATGCCCTGGCAGGGGCGGCAGGTGAAAAAGTGATCGTCTCCCACGTGCGGCGCAACAGGGGGGCCATCAATGGCTGATCCTGTCGCCTGGACCTTTGCCCCTGGGGGGGAGTACACCGAAACATTCGACTGGCTCACCGACGTGCTCCAGGCACCGACCGGCGGCACGCAGCACCGCCGTTTGCGACAGTCACCACGGGCCACACTGCGCTTCTGGGCACTGGAATCAGGTGCCTCCCGCCGCTGGATGGACGTGCTATTGCGTGCCCATAGCGCCGCGCGATGGTGGGTGCCGATTGCGATCGATGCACGCGCCTTGGCCGTGACGGCGGCGGCGGGCGCGACAACGTTGGTTGTCGCGGTGCAGGGCGCTCGCTTCACCCAGGACGGTCATGTGCTGATCATCGGCCCCGATCCTCGCCACTATGAGGTGCATCGCATCACGGCCCTGGGTGAACACGCGCTCACCCTGGCAACAGAGCTGTCCTTCTCTTGGGGCGTGGGCACCAGGCTGTATCCCGTGCGGCTGGGTCGGTTATCCGAGCCTCCCCAGGTGGGGCGCTTCACCGCCGATGATTCGGCCCTGGTGTCCTTACAGTTCCGTCTGGAAGACCCCTTAGACAGCAGTGCAGCGATCCCTGGTGCCACCTACCGCGGCTACCCTGTGTTCGATACCTTGCCTCCTGTCTGGACGTCTGATCCGGTGTGGGTGCCACATCGGCACACCCACGTGCAGGACGACACCATCTCCACCCCCTGGATGACCGACACCGCTGGCGTGGCGCTGGGCACTACCACCATGCAGTACGCACCAGATGATGCCGCCGCCATCCTCACGTTCCGCAGCATCCTGTTTGCCCTGGCCGGACGCTGGGCGCCGGTGTGGGTGCCTAGCTGGATCCACGATCTCCCATTGGCCGCCGATGTGCGTGCCGGACAACGCACGATCGACATCCTCGGCCCGTTGCTATCCACCCCGAGCGGCGCACTCCAGGCCAACCGTCGCGATATCCGTATCGCGCTGTACAGCGGTGCGGTGTGGTATCGCCGGATCACCGCCGTCACATCACGTGGGAGCCAAATAGAGCGCCTGACCCTGGACAGCAGGCTGCCCGTTGCATTCACCCTCACCCAAGTGAAGATGATCAGCTTTATCACCTTCAGCGTACAGGACGCAGACACCGCGGTATTGCGCTATTTCGGTCCGGAGGCGGCGCAGTGCCAGATCGTTTGGAAGGAGCTGCATCATGCGCTTTAGTGCCTTTGAGTTGGGTCGCTTCACAGGGCGTCCAGTGCGCCTGTTCGTCTTCACCCGCCAGCACCTGACTTGGCGCTTTGCCAACAGTGACCGCGACATCGTCAGCGGCGGTTTCACCTACCTGGCAGCACGCATAGACCGTAGCGACATCCAACATACCACCGAGCGCGAGAAAGATCAGATCACCATCACCTTCCCGTACCTGCTGAACCCTGCTGCCGATCCGCTTCCAGTGACCCAGGAATTAGGGAATCAGTGGCGCCCGTATCATCCGGTGGATGTCATCCGTGTCGTCTGCATGGTGATGCATGTTGGCGACACCGATCCGCCGCAGGTGGAGTGGATGGGGCGGGTGATCCAGCCTAGATTCAGTGATACTGAAATGGAACTCACCTGTGCACCCCACAGCAGCATTGCCTTGGCGCACAATCAGGGCGCAAAGTTTCAGAGCAACTGCTGGAAGACCGTCTATTCCACCGGATTGCGTGGCTGCAACCTCAGCACTGGTGAGTATCGCGTCACGGGTCGTGTTGCCAGAATCGAACAACTCCCCACCGATCCGCCGCAGGGCGCACACGTCCTGGTCCCTGACATGGCTGCTCACCTGGCGTCGTTGGTCGGTCAAGTCGCCACGTGGACGTATGAGGCACAGGTGCCGCACTCTGGAACCGTCGCTTCTGTGATTAACTTCCATGTCCGGTTCACCCGGGTGACCGACATCGCCATAGGGGCCGTCCTGCACTGGACCGCCGCCGATGGCATTGCACATCACGGCACTGTGACGGCACTCTTTGGCACCGTAGCGGTGCTCAACACGACCGAAGGGATCACCGCTGGTAGCGTGTGCCACTGGAGCCTGGCCCAAGCGCGGCAAGGCACGGCCACCATCATGCAGGCCTATCACGCCTATGACTGGGTGTCGCAGGCCGCCGGTGGTTCCTCCTCCGGCTTCAGTTGGGACGACGCCAGCGGCCTGCACGATGCACACAGTGGAACCGCCTGGTCGGTTACCTACACCACACGCTCAGCGTTGGTACTCAGTGATGTCACCGGCTTGGAGGAGGGCAGCGGCATCACCGTGGTGCTCTCCGGCAGTGCAGTGAGCGGCAGGCTCTCTGCCGTTGCTGGCTTGCAACTCACTGCAACTCAATTTGCCAGCGCGGCGTATTCCCTGGAGGGCGGCACCCTGACCTATACGGACGCCAACGGTCTGCTGATCCGTCGCAGCATCGCCTCACACACCCTGGGCAGCGCCACGCTGACCCTGAGTGCTGGCGGCCCCAACCCTGTGGTGAATGATGCCGTCACGGTGCTCCCAACGTGCCCGCGCACCTGGGACGCCTGTGCAGCGCGGGGCAACACCATTCACTTTGGTGGTGCGGTCTATCGTCCGCTCCACACGCCCGAGGGAGTATCAATGTCATGGGGCTGATCGCACGCCTGCGCCGCTGGTATCACCTCTGGGTGTGGCGGCTGCGCTACTGGTGGTATGACACGCCATCTGGCGTCTGCGCCCAGCACTGGGCGCTGGGCCTGGGCGTGCTGGTGCTCATTGTGCAGCTGGTGCGCGTGTGCGNCGGCGCCACCCCCCCCGAAGCCATCCGCCGCATGCTGAACGACGGCCACGACCACTGGTTGA